TTTATTGTAGGTGGGCCAGTTGGTGATTTTGAACTTTTGCTTTGCCACGGAACGGTCTGCGTTGTCGGGAAGATACGTGATCTGATCCTTCAACTCAGCAAAAGTTCGATTTATTCAACAAAGCCGGTACAAGTGCAACATTCAGTGGAGCAGTCTCAACAGGTCCTTTAACTTCAACTTCTGCTAATTTCTCAGGTACATTATCTACTGGTGCTTTGACTTCAACAACTGGTACATTCAGTGGGGTACTTACTGCTGATAGCCTAAACCTAACGAACGCTTTAAGTATTGCCAATGGCGGTACTGGTGCGACTACCGCACCAAATGCTTTAACTAATCTCGGTGCTGTAGCTAAAGCTGGCGACACAATGACAGGTACATTAATTGGTACTGATGCAAAATATTCCGGTGTTATAACTGGACGCGAGATCAATACAAATTATCGCCAGACTATGAGCAGGAGTGATGCTTATCCTACTTATATTACAATGAACCGTATTGATCAAAAAGATGGAATTATGCCACTTGATATAACACAGGTTGGATATATTCAGGCTAACTTGACTACATCAGATGATAGCCCATACGGTAGATCATTAGGTGCTTTATCATTTAATTATGATACTACTGGTGGTGGTAGAACAACACTATCAGCACGTAATGTTTCTGGTAATAATTCATCAATGATTGAACTTGATGCAGATGAGTCGTTAGCAACTATTACTGGTGCAGTACAGGTTAACAGTACACTTACAACTTCAGGATCGATTACACGTGCTGGTTCGGGTACTTTAAGTTTCTTAGCTAATCGTACTAATAGTGATGTTAATAGCTATTATGGTGCACAAACAACCGCTGGTACAGTATATTTCGGTACTGGTTCCGGTACTAACTTTGTTGTTAACAATGCTCAATCTAACAGTTTAGCATGGTTAAATATGGATGCATCTAATGCACAATTTCTAACTAAAGTTACTGTACCTTCTATATCAACACAGACTATTTCGGATCTATCTGGTTCTCTTACATTAGGTGCTGATGCTGTATCTGCATATGACGCAGTGACATTACGTCAGTTACAGGCGGCAACGGGTTCGGGTACTGCTACTATCAACGGCGTAATGAATAACTTCCTTGGTGCTGTTGAATGGTTCCTTGGTACTCGTGCGGCAATGCCCGGTGGTCACTTAGCATGTGATGGGCAGTTGCTCAGCCGTACAACTTACGCAGATTTATGGGCTGCTGTTTCAAGTGGTATGTTCATTTCTGTTTCTGAGAGTACCTGGCAATCAAGTCCATCACATCGAGGTAAATTTTCAACGGGTGACGGTTCTACAACTTTCCGTTTACCAGATTTGAACGGTACTCAATCAGGTTCAATTGCTTCTACCTTCTTGCGTGGTAACGCAGGTACAACATCAGCAATAGCTATGCATGGTGATACTGGTACAGCGGCTACTTCAGGTGCTCCAAACATCAATGGTCAGTTCACAGCAACTATGGACGGCTTTGCTCATTTACCATTTGGATCATATTCAAACGCATTTACCCCTATCGAGACTGTAGGTAACGCGTTGGCATCTTTGACAAGTGGAACATACACCAATGGTTCACATACACGCGGTGCGGTGTTTAACGCAAGCAACTCTAACAGTTTGTATGGTGGTTCACCGAATGAAATCCGTCCTGCTGCTGTAGTTGGTGTTTGGGTAATGCGTGTTAATGGTCTATTCAGTGCTGCTAACACTAACTTCAACGTGATTACCGCAGATACAGCATTACCATCAAGCGGCACTGTTGCATATGGTGGTGATCTTCGTTCGGTTTATCGTGTCGCAGGTGCAAATAATACAGTTGCACAACTTAGAGCTAAAAACGTTGTAGGTACTGGACAATATGCTTCAATCATGGTTGAAGGTGGTTCGGGTGAATTAACTATTTCTAATACCGGTTCTGTTAAAGCACCTTCTTTCCGTTGTTTAGGTGGTGTGAATGGTATTGCTGATGCGAATGAAACATATATTTTTGATTGGTTAGTTTCTGATGGTAACTTAACACTTAACCGAAATAGTTCTGGTTCAGTTAACTGGAATAGTACACCACATCGTAACATAGGTGATTTAAGTTTCGTTAATACCGCATCATTATATGCAACCCTTAGCAATATGGGTTTCACTAGTGGTGGTACAAACCAATTCAGAGTAATGACAAGTTCAGGTCGCCAATTTCATATTCAATGTAACTCAGCGGTTATTACGCTTAATAGTAGTGGTGAAGGTACAATTAGCTATCCATCAACGTTTACTACACAATGTATGATATGTATCCCCGTATTAGGTGATAACACAGGCGGTACATCTGTTCGTATTATCAATTACAGTACAGCCCGCACAACTAATTTTGATATTCATGTCGATAATCAGGTTAGTTCAGCATGCCGTATAAACTTCATAGCAATAGGTTACTAATATGTTTTATTACTCAATTACAACGAAAGGTTTTTACAATAGTGAAAATCTAGAACAATATCAAGAGGCGGGGACGCTACCCGCCGATTTAGTAGAAATTTCAGATAGTGAATATGATGCGTACTGGAATCCGCCTGAAGGATTTTATCAGTTGTTTGATGAAACTGGTCCACATCTTGAAATGATAGATCAAGTAATGGTGGCTACTCAAAAACGCGAACAGCTATTAGCAGAAATTCAGAGTGCGACATATACACTAAATATGAAACTCAATCTTGGGCGTACCCTTACTGATGAAGAAAAAGCGGTACTTAGCTCATGGTTAGATTATGCCGATGCTTTAAATGCACTAGATCTAAGTACAGCACCAAATATCACATGGCCTGAAAAGCCAAACTAATAAATAATATGAAAGCCTCACAGGGAAATGTGAGGTAATAACTTAATTAAGGATAATACATAATGGCATTCCATATTCAATCAGGTGCTAATATTCGTGCATCTATTGGTACTGCTGGAAGTACCGAATCAGCAACTTTCACTGAAGTACCACAATTAGCTTCATTTACAACTTCTGGCGGTTCTTCTACCGTTATTGATGTGGTTGTATTCAATTCTGTCTATAACAATAAACTTTTAGGTACTAAATCAGTTGGTGATATTTCTCTAACTGTTAACTATTTGGCTGATGATGCTGTACATCAACAATTGGTACAGGCAAATGAAGACCAAACAGCGATTCAGTTGAAACTAGAATACTTCCAGGACGCTACTAAAACTGAAGGCTTCTATGTTGTATACAATGGCTTTGTATCTGCTGATACCCTTGCAGGTGATAAAGATGCTGTCGTAACTCGTGAATTTACATTCTCTGTTACTGGCGGTCCTGTAGCAAGTGGCCTAATTGACGTAACCGCGTAATCTAATTTACGAGTAATAATTAATGGGGGGGCATGAACCCCCAAATTCATAACAAAAAGGAACAAATATGAATATTGAACAATTGAAAGCGGCATTGAAGCCAGTTCTAACAAAAATTACCCTAAACAATGGCATTGAACTATACGCACATCGTCCAACAATCGCAGATCTTGAAAAGTGTACAACTCCTAAAGGTACACTGATTCACTGTATTTGTGATGAAACTGGTTATCATTTATTCGCCGATGGTGATGAAGCTGGAAAGATTAACATCAATACAGAACTTGATTCAGTTGTTGCAAATGAACTATTTGAAAAAGCTATGTTGTTATGGAGCGACGAATCCACACAGGATGAAATCGAAAAAAAATAAGAACCGGTGATCCCCGTATTAATTTTTGCCTAAAGATGATACACAAAAGGGGGTTGTCGCCGGAAGAACTTAATCAACTTGATCCTGATTTATTCAATGCGTTATTCCTTTACGATGCGGTTATTGAACCAAATGGGGCAAGAGTTGAACAAATACGCTACGCCAATCTATGCCATTTGATTTTAATGTCATCAGCTAACTTGACTGAATCTGGTATGAAATCCGCTAAGGTAAGCGATTGGGATATGTTCGGATTACTTGCCAATAAGACAACTAAGCAGATTGCCAAAGAGGAAGAAGAAGCACGAATTAAACGTGACACTGAAAACTTTAACGCGATGGCTGAAATGATTAAGGCAGAAGCATTAAAGGATAAAAATAAAAATGGCAAAAAATAAACAACAGATGATTTTTGAAGTCGATGGTGATGTTACTGGTTTACGTAAGGCATTAGCACAGGGTGTGAATTCAATTCAATCATTTGGTGCTGAATCTGATGAATTATTTGGTGGATTCACAAAGAAATTCAGCGACATTACAGAAAGGTTCAGCGGCTTCAATACTGGCATCGTTGGTACTGCTGGTGCAGTTGGTCTATTAGCTGGCGGTATCTTTTCCGCAGTATCAGCTTCGAATGATTTTGTAAAACAGTACAATGAAGTAGCTAAGACTTCGAGCCTAACAGTTACTGAACTACAACAACTTCAAAAGACATTTCAGGGCGTAGGCTTTGATGTAGAAAAATTTGGTGATATTAACCGTGATGTACTTGATCACTTAGGCGATGCGTTCCGTGATGGTTCTGGTCCTGCTGGAGATATGAAGGCATACGGATTGAACTTACAGGACTTTAACAAGTACCTAAATCAATCCGATGGTGGTATTCAGGCATTAGCTAAAAGTTTCTATGAAATGAAAGCTGCTGGTAAATCCACTGCCGAAATTACCAACATGTTAGAAACATTGGGTTCAGATGGTTCTAAACTTGTGAGTACTTTTGAACAGTACAATAACGTTGCTGATCTAATGAATGGCATTCATTCACAATCAGTTATTCTTACTGAAGAGAATGCAAAGAAGTTTGCCGATTTTGATCAAAAAGTTGATTCATTATCTAATACCTTTCAACTATTCATGGCTAATTCACTCGGTCCAACTCTTGATGATATTCAAACTCTTTTTGATTTAATGAATAAAGATTGGTCCAAAACTGATTTTATGCAAATGTTCCGTAATTTCTATTACGGTGGTGATGGCGTTATCCCAAAATTCTTAGCAGATATGGATAATGTAAATCGTACATTTATAGCGAATACTAAAGAATGGAAACAAGCCGCCGCTGATAACCAGTTTCCACCTAAACCAGATGCCAATACTGAAAACGCGGCCCCTACTGGTGGTTGGATCAACAAGGAACAAGAAGCAGCTAAGGCCGCAGCCGCAGCTAAGGCCGCAGCAACAAAAGCCGCAGCCGCCGCAAAAGCAGAAGCAGCAAAGAAAGTGCAAGCTGAAAAGAACTTGCAGCAGACACTATCACAGATTGGTTTATCAGATGGTGATATACGCGTTAAGACCTTTCAGAGACAGCAAGATGAAATAATTCAAAAAATAAAAGACTCAGCAAAGACGCTCAGTATATCCGAAACAGAAACTTCTTCTATGTTGACTCAGGCATACGATAGCCGTGCTAAAAAGTTCAAAGAAATGATTGATGATATGATTGGTTATTCAGATCCTAACAAGAACTTGAAAACCCTATCTGAAAACATTGCCGGAATTGGAAGTATTCTTTCAAATGATCAGGCGAAGTACTTACTTGAACAACAAAATCAACGTGTTGGTTCGAACAATGTAGGTAGTGATGAAAGCAATCCTTGGGACAACCAGAATATTCTTGCTCAGAAACAGAAAGATCTTCAAAACGAAATGCAACTTGAACTAACCCTAAATGCTCAGTTAAACGAGAAATTAGGGACAAGCCATGAGGAATATTTAAAGCGTAAAAACGCCATTACTCAAAAGTACAATCAAAAGGCAATGGCAATTGAAACTGAAAATACACAGGCACAAATGCAAATACTTTCAGATAGTGCTGGTAGTATAGGTACAATTATGGCGGGTGCGTTTGGTGAAGGAAGCAAGGCCGCACAAGCAGCATTCGCAGTACAGAAAGGTATCACGATTGCAAACACGGTCATGAAGATTCAGGAAGCACTTGCTACTGCACTTGCGACGCCATTCCCGGCTAACCTTGCCAACTATGCTAGTATCCTATCAATGGGTGCTTCAATTATCACAACGGCTAAGGGGGCGGCAAGTGGTCAGGCTCACAGTGGTATTGATTCAGTACCGATGATGGGTGGGAAAGACGAATCTACTTGGATACTACAAGCTGGTGAACGTGTATTGAGCAAATCGAATAACAAAGACTTAACTCAGTATCTAAGTAATGCTAACGCCAATGGCGGTACTGGTAGTAATCCAACTAATGTCAACGCACCTTTGATTGTTCAGGGATCTACCAATATGACAGATCAGCAAATGAACGATATGTTGAAAAAACATAGCAATGGTGTTCTACAGGCAACACGTCAGGCACAAAAGCGTAATACTTAAGCCCTCTCAAGAGGGCTTTATTTTTTTAATAATGGATGCTTTCATTTTCTTTTTAGCTAACTTAGATTTATACAATGCTTTAATTCTTACGATGGTTAAATAGTAAGCTAGAAAAACTTCAAAGACTAATATATAGAAAGGAAAAATGACACTGCCGTCAGTAGTTTTTGGGAGGCTATCGTTAAAATATTGCCAGACTAGAAAGATCGAAGTGGCCGTTACACCGATGAATTGCAAAAACAAAATCAGTTTATGCTTCGTCTTCATTGGCCTTAACTGGAATGTACTTGAGTTAAATCGATAACCTAATCCACTAAACCAATGGATTTGAAAATTGTTCTTTCGCGTCCATTCTAAAAAACGCTCAATCTTTTGAATACTATCAAAACGAAAGCCATAGGCAAGATTGAACTTATCAATATCATGTTGTTGCTTGGAAAAGTCATTTATCTTTGCGTTGTAATAATCTTTCTCGCCAACTAATAAAGACCAGAGTTTGTTAATGATACTTGCTGAAGAGTTACTGTTGAACCTTTGATAAAGACTAAAAGCAATTACAGCAGTAGGAATGAATAGGCCAATAATGGCTGCAAGGTTTTCCTTTATTATTTCAATCATAAGTTAGTCCATGCAATAAATACAAAAGATAAATTAACAAGGATAGCAATAATGGCATTATTCAGTAAAAATATCAAGATTGGTGACTTTACATTATCATCAGTGGAACCACGTTACAGTAACAGAAGCTGGACGGGGTCACAAATCCAAAGAAGTACCGGCATTCAGTACTATTCAATTCAGTTCACTTTGAGTTTCAACAAAAAGGACATTCAAGAATATAATAATTTTATAGCGAAATATGGCCAGGGTGCGGACTTTACAATGGATCTTGGACATTTAAGCACTTATTACGGTTCACAAACAGCCGCAGTACGGGCAACCGCCGCCGCAGCAAAAGGTGTTAGTTCTATTACATGTAATGCGAATACTCTTGAGGTTGGTACTCTTATTCAATTTCAGAATCATAAGAAGATTTATCGCGTAATTGGTCATGTAGGTAATGTACTGACAGTGTTCCCGGCATTACGTGCTTCAGTAGCGATTAATGAAACTGTCAACTACAACAATATTCAGGGTTCATTCACGCTTGATGTTGATAATGATCTTAAGCTAAATGTTCAGAACGTCATGAGTATTACCCTCAAAGCAACAGAGGATTTTACCTAATGAATTCTGCGATTTTTACAAATTCAGCACTGTTGAGTTATTACAATATGACTCATGGAACAAAATTAACATTACTCAATCTTGCTCAATTAATGTCTATGGGTGTTCATGTTAAGTGTGTTGACGTATACCCACAACAGGGGGCAGGAGTTAATGCCATTCATCTAACAGATGGATATGTTGATATTGTGGCTAATGGAATAAATTACACAAGCTTTCCCGATTTTATCAACGATAGTTTTCCCACCTTTTCTGAACAGAAAGACATTAGCAATGATTCAATTAACTTTAAAATAAGTAACGTCAATAGCTCATTTAGAGTACTAGCTCTTGGTGGTGCGTTCAAATCAGCCCAGGTTAACATATATCTTACCATTTTAAGCCCCGCTGATAACTCGGTACTAGTACATGATCTTATGTACTCAGGCTATATCGACTTTTTCGAGTCAGTAAGTAATAACTCTGCCGATGGTTTAACAAATGAACTAACTGTAAACCTAAATAGTGTTTGGAAGAAGTTAGATGTACAGATGAAAACAACGGCGGCAAACTCAGTACATCAATCGGCTCATCCAGGTGATGCATATTTTAGCCTATTAGGCATTGTTAATAGTAATCAAGTTTGGAAGTATAAATCATAATGAATAAAAGAGAACGTATAAAACACCTACTGTCACATGCTGAGGATGTATTAAGTAAACCATACGAATTAGGTACTAATGATTGTAACATCATCGTTGTTAAGGCAATTGATATTCTATGTGATACAGCATATACGCCTATTGCATATGGACAATACACTACCGTTAAAGAGGGTTTGCAAATATTCAACAATAACGGATTCGAAGACTTAGAAGATTTAGTATCTAAACATGGTTCTGTTACAGAATTCCCCGTTATCGGTGACATTATGATTGATAACCTCAACGCAAGCATTGTACTTAATGATTGCGTGCTGGCAGTTAATCACACAACAAAACAATTCGAAGTAAAACGACTTTCTGACTTTAGGGACAAAGTATTTTACACAATTAAAAAAGGATAATTAATTATGGGTTCAGGGAGTAATGGAATACTCGGAGCTATTGTTACTGCTGTTGCCGTTTTCGCGGCTGCATGGACGGGTGGAGCATCATTATGGGCGGCGGCTGCATGGGGTGCGGCTGCTGGTGCTGCTTCATTCGTCGCGACAAGTATGTTGTCCCAGCTCGGACTAACAGCAACAAGTGATACGGCAACAACTCTTTCAAGAAGTACTGCCCCAACATCAGGTATGCCCATTTTGTATGGGGGTGATAAACCCAACTTAAACACTGGTTGTTATATCAAAACCGGTTCAATAGTTAACTGGTTCAATGTATTGAATGGTGAATCACAATATCTTTTCACTTCACATGCTATAGCAATGGGTGAAATTAATAATGTAATATCACAAATATATATCGACGATGAGCCAATACTAGCACAATCAATTACAACAGAAGGTGTTGTATCCAGCGATAAGATTATGTCCAAATACCGACCGTACCTTCAGTTAGAAGTGTATTTCGGTAAGGATAGCTATACAAACGGTAAGGTACTTGCTGGACAATATGCGGGTGCTAACTGGAATAATTCCACATTTCACGGTAACAACGTTGTACAGATTTATACAGTAATCAAAAAGACACAGGACAGCTTAGAGGATTCAATTCTAATCAATGATAACTATGTTCTTACATGTGAGGCAAAAGGCCGTCTAATTACTGATTTAGTTGATTTGAAAACACGTTGTGCATCTAATGGACCTTCACAAATTTATGACCTAATCACAAACACTGAGTTTGGTATGGGATTAGATCCTAACATTATTGATTTAGATAGTTTCCGTTCTTGTGCACAGTACTGTGAAAATTTTGAATACTACTCAAACGGTGCTATTGATTACAGCCAAACGTACAAAAGTAACATTGAGTTAATTCTTCAAACATTTGGCGGTATTATCTATATTCATGCCGGTAAGATGTATATGACTGTTGATGTTCAGGGTACATCTGTTGCTTCTTTCAATGAGGCTAACATCTATGGTGATTTCAAAGTTACTACATCAGGCATGAGTGACTATGCAAATACAGTTGATGCAACCTGGAAAAACGTAGCCAATTCCTATAGTGATGATGTACTGCGTATACCATCAGATATTACTAAGGATGAGGTTGTACTTTCAGATGGTCAGGTAATTACTGTTGCACGTGATTATACATGGTGTTATGACAAAGACGCTGTAGCGGCAATGGTTAATATTGACTTGCTAAAGTTGAAGTACTCTGCAACACAAATATCATTTACGACGCTTGATGGTTGGGATTTGAAAGTTTGGGATATTATAACCGTTTCATTTAATGAGGTTGGCTATAGTAATAAATTATTCCGTATTATTGCCAAAGATATATTAACTTCACAGGATAGTATCGGCTCAGTACAGCTTACCGCTGTTGAATATCATAACGAAATCTATCAGGGTGTTGATCCGGGCATCTGGTCCGTTGATGGGTCAATCAGTACTGTAGTAAACGTAGTGCCACCTACGAACCTACAGGTAACTAAAGTAGGCGGTACAGTGGCGAATGGTCAGGTAGTACTGATGGATTGGGATGCGTCGATTGATCCTTACGCTCGTGGTTACTACACCTATTACAGACTCTCAGGCACAACTACATGGACCTTTGCAGGGCAGGTTAGCCAGTACGTTACAAGCTATGAGTTGTACTCTCTGGACTCAACTCAAAAGTATGACTTTGCTGTCAGTACCTATAACAACCTAGGCTTCATCTCTCAGAAGCTGACTATCAGTGGTGTACAGCCTGACTATGAATTTACTTTACCAGCAATCACTAACTTGCATCTTGTAAATGCTGAAGGCTCAACTACCAGTACTAACTCTACTGACTTCATTTTTACATGGGATTCGCAGGCTTCATTGACCGCCAACGGTAAGCCGTGGTCCACGTACTTCACTCGCTATCAGGTCATTATCTATAACAGTAGCGGTGTGGCTCAGAAGTCCTACTACACGCAAGATAACAACTTCACCTACACGCTTGCGATGAACAGAAGCGACAACATTGGGCGTAATGTGAAGATTGGTGTAGTCGCGTGGGGTGCAACTTCTGGTACATACAGTCCTGAAGTACAGCTATCAGTGAACAATCCGCAAGCACCGCAGTTAAAGAACTTTGTTCCCCGTTCTGCTATTGGGCAGATAGTCTTTACATGGGATGACGCCAACAGGCCGGATGATTACGCGGGTATCTTGTTCCTTGTGTCCAGTTCTGAAGACTTCTCATCGGGTGTACAATATTTCACTACTGATAAATTCTATACAGAGTGGGTAACGGTTCCTGATGGTCAGTATTACATCAAGGCGGGTATGTATGACGTATTCGGCATGGATGGCATAATCTATACTGATATGATTCCATTCCTTCAGCAAACATCAATTCCATTTAGCCAATTAAATAACGACGTTGTCGATGGTATTTTAGCAAGCTCAGAATTCAACTCAGTTGTTGAATCACTCATAGAAGAAGTGGGAAATACTGGTTATTACCTCTCTGTTAACTCTAATGGTTATGTTGCTGGTATTGGTATCAAAGTTGATGGTGTAGAACAAACATCCGTCTTTACTGTTATTGCGGATCGCTTCAGTATCATTAGTTCGGCAACTGCTGGTAATAGTACAAAAGTCTACCCATTCGTTGTACAAAATGGTGTGACATGGTTGAACTCAGCAATCATCCAGAATGCCGCCATCGGTACGGCCCAGATTGCAGATGCGGCTATCAATACAGCTAAAATAGCAGATGCATCTATTAATACAGCAAAAATACAAGATGCGGCTATTACCAATGCTAAAATCGGTAATACCATTCAAAGTAACAACTACGTTGCGAACAGCACAGGCTGGCAGATCAATAAATCAGGTACATTTTATATAAATGGTTCCGGTAATGGTCGCCTTGTTATAAATAATACACAGATATTAGTTTATGACGCTAACAACGTGTTACGCGTGAGAATGGGATTATTTTAATTATGGCTCAGGGCTTACAGTGCTGGAATGCTTCCGGCACTTTGATAGTTGATTTGCAAGATTATAACTTGCGTTATGTTGGTAGTCAGACACAAACACTTGCCGGTGCTCAACAATGGAACATCGCATATAGTGGTATGACTGCAAGCGGTTGGATTGTGTACCCACAAGCCGGGTACACCTACCAGTACTATGTAGTACGTTGCTACGATGGGGGTTACATCGTGACCTATACCCCAACTGGTACGCCATCTTCAGCATCTATTACCTTCGACATCTGGAGGTATGAGTAATGTCAGGATTTGAAGCATACAACAGTGCAGGTAAGTTGACTGTTGATGGTACTTACAAGCCAGCAATGATAAGTAGTTATAGCGGTTTCGGTGCAATGACAGATCAGGGTTACTATCAGATAACCAATCCTTTCGTTGATGCATACTCGTTTGGGTATCTGCCGAAGAATTTCTATCCTAACCCTTCTGTACGTTGGGTTAGATTAAGTGCAGGGAAGGCCGCTTTTCCGGGTGCTGATCAGTACATGCCTAGTTCTGGTGGGATGATGATCAGTAGTCAGAACAACAGCGTTGCGAGTGGTTATCTGGATGTGTTCAATTCTTCTGGTAGTTTGATATGGTCAGCAGCCAGTGCTGCATCTGTCCCCCGCATTCTTGATTTTATCGACATTCCAGCAGGCTATGACTTACAGAACAACACCTATAGTAAGACACTGAGTTTTCAACCCTGGATTTTACAGAATGCTTGTCCGGGCAACATCTCGGATGATGGGGATGCAGTTGGTTACTCAGGTATCGTGGTGTACTGGACCGGATCGGCGATTCAGGTACGTTATGTTGTGAAAAATCAGAAATCCTATGCTCAGGTACTTAACTCTGTTGGTTTGAAAATTCCATTAGCCTATTTTACTGGTTACTAATAAATACAATAGTACTAATAAGTATAATAATAACCATAAGGTAATCAAAATGGAATGGCTCTTAGGATCAATACTGGTCCCGGTTATCGTTTGGTTGTGGACAGTCTATAGAGATCGTAAAGCAGATTATGACAGGAATGAAGAGAGATTTTATGATCTTGAATCCCGCGTAACTATTGCCGAAACTAAACTAGAAACACTTGAACGTGACGTTACGGAAATACAAAAGTTAAGTAAAAAAATCGAACAGATCCAGATGGATTTAGTGAGAGTACTAACATTACTTGAAGAAAGAACTACAAAGGGGCAATAACAGCCCCTTTTTTACCCCTGCAATAAATACCTTAGTTAAATGATTAATTAAGGATTATTAAAATGGATATTATTGAAAAGCTCAAAACATATGAAGGTACTAAGATTTATCAACTTTATAAGGGGTTTTATAAGAATGGTAAGTTTCATATCTATAAGGATTCCCTTGGGTATTCTACTATTGGATATGGTCGATTAGTACAAGGCAAGGAAGAACAATATAAAGATGGCATTACAGAAGCACAAGCTGATGCATTGTTACTTGAAGATATTGGTAACGCTCGCGTTTACCTTGATGAATTGCGTTTAGATCTTCCTGTTGAAAGTCGTTGGAATGATTTTATGGTGATGATGATCTTTCAATTAGGTATCGGAAAAGTACAGCAATTCAAGAAATTTCTAACAGCTATGCGTGCTAAGAATTATGCTACCGCAATTGTTGAAATCAAAAATTCCAACTGGTATCGCCAAACCCCTAATCGCGTAAATGACATGATTAGATATGTAACACAGGGGTAATCATGGAAGATTGGAAGTATGCAGACGGCCTAACCGAAGCAGAACTAACAAACGGTGATTATGTAGGCTTTGTATATGCATTCCACTTTCAGGACGGTTCTTGGTATATCGGTAGTAAGCAAATGTATAAGCGGGTTAAGGACGTAAAGAAACTCAAACCTGATAGTACTGAGAACGGCTGGCGAGATTACAGCTCAAGTTCAAAAACAGTGAATGCAAAGATTGAAGAAGGAATCAAATATACCAGAACGATCCTCTGGCCTTTCAAGAGTATGAAGGAAACATTACTAGTCGAGGCGGCATTGATACTTAGTGTTGGGTTACATCCATCATGTATCAATTTAGCGTTAATGCATAAAGCAAGACTACCCACCCCAGCGGATCGACTTCGACTATATAGTGTAATCACAGAAATACAAGGATGGTTAACATAATGGCGTGGAAACAAGGAAGTAGTCCTAATGAAGCGGGGCGTTGGCTCAATGATAGTGGCAGTAGGATTATCATAAACGTACAGAGTGAAATCACTAAGAAGGTTAGGGAACTATCCCGTCAGATGCAAAATCAGTTGAATGAAGATATTAAGGGTGGGCCGGTGGCCTTTACCAAGCGTGCTCTATTCTTCAATTTTATTCAATCAGGTGATAAACGCATTAATCAGATCATTGTACGTGGGGATCAGGCGGCTTATTTAAGAACAGTACTGAATCCTGATGAAGCAAACGAGCTATACGACAAGATAGTTCCAACTGAATCGGCACGATTAACTAAACAAGGAAACATTAGTACCTTAAATAAGGGTATATCAAGTAAAAAACTTATCATAGTTGAAGAAAAAGGTAAGAAATACCTAATCGATACAACTAAGAAATCTAAGAAACAAAAAGCTAAACGTGTAGTTGGCATTAAAGAGAAGAAGAAAAGGAAAGTTGTTTATGACTTCTTCAAGAATGCAGAAGACGGGGCGAAATTAATACTATCAGATGTAAATGGTACTTTTAAATTTACAAGAAGGATCGACTAATGACAGAACAACATTACACACAAGAAGAAACTCAAGATTTAGCACTCGATGGTGTTCAACCACTAATGAACAGCTATATGTATCATCCATCGCAAATTGCACCAGAATTTAGAGCCGGTGAACATAAGGTTAACCCTAATGCTGGGATGTGTATGAACATTGCCTTCATGGATGGTTCTGAACCAAAAGATCTACTGGCTGGACATTTCAGTAAATGGACACGTTCTGATGAAAAATGGCCTTGTCGTATTCTTCGTAAGCGTAAGGTATTCATCAAAGGTGTATGGGTTCAGCTTTTCGTAATTCAATTAAAGGATATGACACTATGTGGATAATTATAGGGCGATTCGTTGCCCAAATCATACTTCAGGTACTTATTAAATTAGTACTTACAGTATTCAGTAAAGAAATGATAGGCAAGTTAATGTTTGCCTGTCTACACAGATTAAAGATGATAGTACTATTAAATGGGCCTTACAGGACTTGGAGCTTAACGTTTTTGTCATAGAGCATAAAAAGCTCTTCGTTAAGGGTAAGCACGTATGGGTGTATGCAGTAGGGATTATAGAAGGAAATAATGAGGAATAATATATGTTTGTAATAAGCACAATAATTGATTTAGTAAAGACTGCGTTTGGTTTTTTTACTAAGAAGCAAGAAAGCAAAGATGAGTTAGCGGCGAAAAATTCAGAACAGCAAAATGAGATTACACTTGAAGAAACACGCAATGGATTTACCTGGAGACAGTTATTAGGTTATGTCCTAACATTTATCGTGTTTTATAACTACGTGATCATTCCAGTACTGGTTTTGTTTGGGGTAGTACTTCCACCAATCCCACTTGCGGATGTGTGGAAGGTTTTGATAATCTTGATTGGTGGTAGCTAATCAATAGTAAGCCAATTTATAGAATCAAATGCAACTTATAAAAATAAAAATAAGTACTACACAATTGAAACTCATGGGCTATGGATATGTTTATATCTAAGCCCAATGAAATGGTTTTATTACATGTTAAAGATTGAAATGACACCTCAAAATATCTTGATGGAAAGTTGGTATGCAGAAGTTAATTCCTAATGGGCTAGGATGAGGCAGCCTATTGTAGCTACAAAGTTTGCTAAAGGTCGATAAGGAAAGGTCATCTAGTTTAGTCTGTTTTACAAAATACTCTCTGGCAAATCTACTCATAAATCCGGCTACTATATCAGTCAACTGAATTGGCATTCTATCCTTTGAATCATGGAACGATAGATTAATAGGTTCTTTAATAAAATAATCAGCACGAGGGTCGATTACTATCTCATTCACATTATGTTGAGTTATGATTTTTGTACACTCTACAATTGCAGTACTAAACTCTTTTTGAGTGTCGTGAAATAAATTTACCTTGCTAGTGTCACCAACATGGTACTTGTTAATACACGCCATTATATGATAGAAGCTGAAAGCGTGAGGAAGAATGATTAATTTCTTTCCTTTGCCGTCTATGTCAGGTATGGGTACGAACAAAGTCATACCATCTTCACCATATTGAGAAAATTGTTGTTCGGCAAATTCCTCTCGAAGTTTTATAAATTTTTTTGTGACGCCTTGATCAAAGTTATAGGGTACTGACTCAAAATAATCTTTGAGAGTTACAAAAGCCCTATTTAAATTTTCCCTGGTTGGTTTAAAACAGAATTGAGCGTAAGAAATGATGCATTCATCAGGAGCCATCCTTGTAATTACGTCTACTAAGCTACGTCGAATTTCATCGTATAGTTCAATGTCTTCACCTTCCACTTTAGGAATGATTAAAAAATGAACAATGTTTGTTGAAATTAAAAGTTTTTTGTCATTTATTTCACAAAACATAGGTATTCTATTCTTTATTATGAAGTCTGCTGTTTCATAATAGATTCCTCTTTGTTCAAAAGTAATCTCTTTAGATTTTATTTCACTACTCTCAATTTTGTATTTTAACCGAAGGTATTTGATAAAATCATTTGCTTCTTCTTCTTTCTCAATACCAATACAGCAATGTGTAAAGTATGGTTGACCACCAAAGTTAATATCAAACCCTTTCTTTTTGATTAAATCACCAGTGCTTCCGCTTTCATCAAGATAATAATCCATCACTAACCCTTCAACTAAATACCCTAAATCATTATGGGGTATTTTATGGCACGTCTAACAAAACAACAATCAAAATTACATGAACAAGTACTGAAACTAGTACACTCAGACAAAGAACTAACATTCGAAGAAAAGGAATTTATCCTTCAAAATTATCAAGGTGACGGGGTAGGCGGTACAGGTGCCTTCTTTACTCCAGCCGATCTTGCATGGGATTTCACTATTGATTCTGGCAGTACTGGAAGGTGCATAGAACTATGTGCAGGAATAGGGCGGTTGTCATTTTGTCAGTATTACCGACATAGACCAGCACACATTACCTGTGTTGAGTTGAATCCTGAGTATGTGATGATTGGGAAGCGAGTACTACCGGAAGCAGAATGGATTTGCGGTGATGCACTTACATATACCTCAGAACAACCATACGATGTTGTTTATGGGAATCCACCATTCGGTAAGATCAAAACTTCTGAAGCGGCTACAGGCTCATACAGTGGTTCAGAATTTGAATACAAGGTGATTACTCATGGTGCATCGTTAGCTTGGTATGGCGTATGGATTGTTCCACAGGGTAGTGCAGGGTTTGTTTATAGCGGTGCTCAGTACTATGACCGTAGAGAGAGTACCAAGTACAAGAAGTTTTCAGAGCAGACAGGGCTTCATTTCGAGGCGGGGTGCGGCATAGATACTAGTCTTTTTCGGGATCAGTGGCATGGAACGAACGTTCTTTGTGAGGTGATTACTGTTGAGTACTGATTATAGCCCCATTTGGGGCTACTTTTTAATCCCAATACTGTGATGTAGCGAATCCTTTAACATTCATATGATCTGTGTATGTGGCTTTATAGACAGTTTCACCAGAAGCAATGTCTACAATGTCATAGGAATAAATCTCAGTTTGCCCCATATGGCCTTTTTCACGTCTTCCTGTCTGAACGTATTTAAATTTTTCGCGTGGGTAAATCTTTTCAAATTCTTCAGTAGTCATCATAGCTATCCCCTTGTTGTAAAGTCTTATTTTACTTGGCAGGTGAGAAAATGATACCTTTGTTATGGGGTGTGTAGAAAAGCGTTTTGGGAACCCGAAATTCCCGGTGGATATCCCGGCAATCGCCGAGGCTGCAGCCCACTACGATGTGGCGCTGGAGATCAATAATTCTTCCTTTACTCATTCGCGTCCGGGCAGTGAACCTAACTGCCGGGCGATCGCTGAAGCGGTGCGTGATGCAGGCGGACGGCTGGCGTTTGGCTCAGATTCACACACCGCCTTTACGCTCGGCCATTTTGAACACTGCCTGCGCATCACCCGCGAAGTGGATTTTCCCGAGGATCGGGTGTTAAATGTCACGCCGCGGCGTCTGCTCGACTTTCTCGAACAGCGTACCGGCAAACATATTGCTGAACTGGCTGACTTTTAA